CATTACTATCCGGAATTACTTTTTTAACATCACCATTGATTAAGCATTTTATTTGCGTACCTATTGGATATCTTTTTTTAACCTCACAAATCAAAGCGGCTTCAACTTCTTGTGGGGTTGCCTTTCTATCCATACAAGAAATCCCGTAAAATGCAAAGTTTTCAGAATTATTATCAATATGTTTGCATTTTATTGTTCCACCGTGTTTTTTAGTTATTTCAAAAATAAACACTAAGCTTCCGGTGCTGTGAAACCAATAATCTCCAACATTGAAATTATCCAACTCCTTTTTAAAAGCGTCTGGAAAAGTTTCTAAAAGCACCATTCTATAATCGTCGCTTTCGTAAAGTTTATTAATTTGCTCTTTCGTAATCTCATAAACATCACAATAAATCCCGCACGCGTTTAAGAATATTTTAGCGTTGAATGTTTCGTGTATTTCGCGGTCATATCCATTGCTCAATATTGTAAATGCAATTTTTTCATCATTGCTAAAATTATTCGTCAAATACTTCCATCTTTCAGGGTCGTTCATTTCTTCACAAATCATTTCTTCCGGAATCCTACCCTTAATCGAATCCCAATCTTTTTGACTGCATTTCATTGCCAATGGCGTAAACTTTTTCATAATTATTTATTTTTTAATTGTTTTATTTTTATCCATCTTTGAATTATTTCTTTTAAACTCAAAGGTATTCTAATAGTTGTCGTTTCAATTCCTTTTTTACGCCCTGAGTTGGGTCGTTTGCCTCCGTGTTTTTGTTTCATAATTTTTCAATTTCTTGTTTAATTCCGTTCCAATCTTTATAAATTAATTCTCTATCTGAAAATATTAATTTCATTTTAGAAAATTCTTTTAAAAGCAAATCAATGGATATTGTAGCCATTATTTTTGCTTGAAAAAAATCTATTTTACTATACTTTAAATCATTTCCTAAAGTAGTTGTCATAAATTTTTCTACTAATTCTATTGCAATTTCTTTGTGATTCATAAGTAATTATATTTTTTAATCCACCCATCATAAATCATTTCTGTAGAATAGCCTTTACTGAAATAATCTTCACCACATCTTAATCTAATAAATTTTGAAAAACTAGTACATTGCGTCTTTTCGTCTTCCAAATATTTCATAGTATCGCAAAGTAAATTATCTATCATTGTTTCTCTAACAACCCCGTTAGGTTCACTTTTAATAGTATTAATTCGTCTTTGAATTTCATTAATTAATTTTTGTACATTTGTTTCCATAATTAATTTGCTATTACGTTAATCATTGAGTTTTTAAGCATTGAAGAAAACATTTGCTGTAATTCTTTTGCTTCGTCTGTGTTAATTCCTTTTACTGAAACTTCGTAGTTGTTGAAATCAAAACTTTCGTTTCTTACACAAGTAGCATTGTATCCAGAATATCTTAATGTTTTTGCTACTAATTTGTGAGTTTTTTGTGTTGTGATAGTTGCCATAATTCATATTTTTTATTTGTTGTTATCTGAGTACAAATATAAGAATACATTTGATATACGCAACACATTTCAAAGATTATTTTTATAATTTATATCAATTCTATATTAAACAAAAAAAACACCCTAAATTTAAGAGTGTTTTGTTATTTGTATTGATTCTAAATTATTGGTATTCTATGTATATATAATTGTTTAATACGGTTGTTTTTGTTATTGTCACTATATCGCCAGTTTGCGACCATCTATTTACACGCGCTGTGTTATTTGCTGTTGTTTTTGAATATTTCCCGTCATTTACATGAACATCGATGCATTTTGAACCGGAAACCGGCAACGTAAAAGCAACTTGTCCAACCGCAAAACCAGCGGTTACCCCTATAATTCCATCAAATATTTTAACTGAGAATACTTCTAATAATTCAATCCATTCACCTGCTGAACGCGCATAAACTCCGACCGCTCCAACGTCTGGAACATATGCTTGTATACCGTCTCCATCGTTAATGAAATCAGATGTTTTTGTGAACTTGTTTTTTATAAATGAAGGTAACGCGCTATTTCCTTCCAACATATCGCTTTGAACTTGACCGCCCTCAACTAATCCTGCGAGTTTATCTTTTTCAATTTGAGTAAAATTAGCATCACTCAAACCCTGACCCGTAACTTTATCAACTTTATTTGCGTAAAGTTCATTAAAATTACTTTCGGTCTTGACAAATGCTTGTCTTAACGGATCTCCTAAATCATCATTTGGAAGGCTATAATTTATGTGCTGTTGTGCCATTAGTAGAAGTCATTAAAATTAGTAGCTTCTTCGCCTTTTTTATCATTACCCCATTCCGGAATAGTTGAATTTTCCATAAAAGTACGAAAATTATTCTCAACTGAAATGGCTAACGATTTGTATTGTTCAGATAATTGAACAGTTTTTTGTGACGGTTGCCAATTTCCAGTAAGAATATTGTTCCCGGTATTACTGCTTTTCACCTCATTAAATAACGTAAAATAATGAGCCGTAAAAAATACGTGCATATCGATTAAATACTTATTATAAATAATTAAATAATCGCCTGTTAATGTTGGAAAATCTGTATAAATTTTATCATACAAATCTTGCCCCAATACTCGAACTATGTCTGTAATTTGAGCATAATATATTTTTTGTAAAATAGAATCGTTGTCGGTTGTTCCGCTTATTGAAGTAGTTTCTTTGACGTTTTCGGCTGTTATGAATAAGTTTGTCATTATACTTGTGGTGTTTCGGTTGGTACTTCTGCTGACTTTCTAAATTCCTCAAAATCTACAAATTCAAGTTTTACATTAACATCTATTAATTTAAACAACTTTGTCAAACCGTCTAAAACAACTTTTCGAAGTGGGTTTATATTTCGTCTGTACATTTCTTTGGTTGCTACTAATATTTCATCGGCATTAGAACTGAAACCGCTTGCATTATTTGACCCTGAAAATAATATCTTTGGCGCGCTGTGTCCTACGATAATTTTACGTTCGCATTCCTCGGCAAAAAATACATTTTGTTGGTTTAAGTTTGGAGTTTCAACTTGATCTATTGTAGTTGCATCGAGCGCATCTGAATTGTAAGATACTACAACGTGATGTTTTGGACTTCCGCCTGTGTAGTCTTCTTTAACTTTATCGGCTTTTTTCTTTTTAACTTCTTCACTTGCCCCGCCTTGTTTACCGCCATTGAAATTTATAACCGTTGTTATTTTATTTTCAAATTGAAAATGCGTTTTAGTATTTTGTCCCAAGAACCCCTCGGCAATTGCATAATTAATACAAGAAAAATAATCAGGTAAAGGAAAAAATTTATTTTTAGTTACCCTTTGAATTATTACTATTTCTACACCGCCTTGAAAAGTTCCATCGAATTTCTTACACGGTACAGGTTGATACATTCCTGATTGTTTCCAATCCCAAGAATACCAATATCCAATAACTTTTGGATTAACAGTTTTCTTTTCTAATTCAACTGCGAAGTTTTCAATAGGTACATATTCAAACTTTAATATTTTACGGTCTTTTTCATCGTCATTCCAAATAACTTGTAACGCAAAACCGCCCAACATTTTAGCATCCAAACAAACTAATTCTACTGTGTCTTCATCTAAATATCTTGAGATGTCCAAATCAGACCCTACATTTACTAATCCATCGGCATACATAAAATTTACAAATGAATTTATAATACTTTGGTTTGTTGGGCTATCATCGTAAGCATCGCGTAATGTTTTATAGTTTGAATTATGAACACCGTTACAAACCGCATTAGCCCCGTTTTCCGTTCTATTTGGATTAATATCAATAGGTTGCCAAACCGACATTTTTTCTACATTTTCGGCAAATGAAAATACATTTTCTTCTATTACTGCCATCTTTTGTTGTCTTGTGTTTGATTAGAATAGTTTTGTACGTCCGTATCATTTTTAAGAAAGATAATTTTTCCTTTATAAATAACCACGTCATTATTGGTAACCGTAAACGAATAATTGCCTCTTTGCTCAAATAATGAAACGTCGGTTATAGTAATTTCAATTAAATTGCCATTCAATAACCAAGTTATAGGTAAAATTTGCCCCGTTTCCAGCTCTAAAACAAGAGTATCGGTTATAATTGGATATAATCTAGGAACTATTCTAATGACCGGTACGGCCGTAGTAACTACTTTCATTCGATTTTCTAATAAAAAAGGGCATAATAATACGCCCTTTTGTTTATAATAGTTCTAAATAAGCTTAATAAGCCATTGTTGAAGCTAACAATTGAGCTGCTGCAGCTGGTGCAAGCCAATATTTACGGAATGAATCGGCTTCATCAGTTGCTACTGTCAATGTAACACCATTTAAATCACCGTCTTGACCGCCTGTAGTGTCAACTACTGTAGGTGTAAATGCTCCAAATTGCGAACCGATAGCGAAAATATCACCGTTTTTCATTTCTAAAAATGCAACGTATTCCGTTTTTGTCAATTCATCCATTAAATCTGATAACGAAATGTTATCTAAACCAGTTGATGATACTAAAACCAAAGGTAATTCTCCCTTACGACCACCTGAACGGGTGTCCATATTATTGGTTAGCGTATCGGTATAGTTAGTAGTTGTATTTTTTACGTCAAAACGTGCAATTTTTGCCCCTGCTGGTAAAGTAGCTGTAAGCATATAGTCTGGTAAAGTTACCACACCGCCTGCTGTTGTAACTACTCTATTTAACGGGTCAAACTGAACAATTGAAAGGCTTCGAATGCCTACTTTTTTTGTAACGCAATTAAGGTTACGTGATTTCGTGATTGCTATTGTACAAGCCATATATTTTGATATTAAAGGGCGGGATTAACCGCCCGTTAGTTTTAAGAATACAATACGTTTCTCGCTTGGTTTTGGATAGCGTGAGCATAAGAATAAACGTTTTTGAAATAAACGTGATCGGCTCCGTTTGCTTGTTGTCCAATTTCCATAAAATTCGCATCTGCATTAACCGCATCGGCATTAATGAATAATGCTTTTGATGGGTGAGCTATAATCACATTGGCTGGCAAGTTCACGAATGAAACTGGAACACCATTGTAAGACGCTTTAGAATCAACTGCGTCACCTTCAAATAAGAAGTTTTGATTTGATGCTGCACCAACGCTATTGTTTGCGGTTCTCATTAATTGACGGTGCGCCAATGGAGCTTCAAAAATTACTGGTTTATCAGTATCAGCCAATACATCGGCTGGAATAGCTGCGAAAACTTTTGCGTATTCTGCTGCGATATTTGCGGCCGTGATAGTTCCTGCATCAACTTTAATATACTCACCAAGTCCTGCAACTGCATTAGCTCTCCAAGCATTATACACCATTGCGGCAAAGAAACCGTCTCTTAAAGCAACTGGCAACGCTGCCACTTTGGCCTGTGTAGCTGCTGAAATTGAACCTTGACCAGCTCCCGGAACAAGCAAAGCGATAGCGGCTTTTGTAGCTGCTGTTGCTCCTTGCCATCTGTTGATCATTTGTTGATTAGCAATTGCGCCCGCGAAAGATTTCCCTGCTAAATCTTCAAAAGTTTTAGAGCGAACTTTTTCCGCACCTACTCCCATATCTTCGGCAAATATAGTATCTGTCAAAGTTGTTTGTTTAATGATTTGTTCGAACACTGTTTTTGCGTAGATAATTTTATTATCTACCATTGCTAATGTGGTATCATCTGAAACTGCGTCGCCCGTATAGGCTTTCTCGGTTACTGATTGATTTGTTTCAGTCCAAACGCTGCCTTCTTTTGCGCCCGGTTCAAAACCTACGTAGCCATCGGCCACTGAGCTGTCTTTTGTTAATAATAGAGTTTGAAAAGGCAAAAGTTGCTCACCTCTTATAACTACTTTAGAATAGGATAATGCCATAGTTGTTTATTTTTTGATTGATTGATAAATTTTAAAATCTTCTTCGATACGTTTTACTTCATTTTCTGGAAGATTTTTACCTATGTATTCGGAAATTGTTTTTCCGTTTAATAGTTTTTCAAGTTCTACATACGAAATTGTCAATGGACAAACGTACTCTACTTTTTTAGATTCTACTTTTGACATCTTCTAAAAATTTAGCTTGTTTTTTCTCAATTGGAGTTAATACTACTTCAACAATTGGCGTATCTCCTAATTTTTGACTCGACATTTTAACTGCTTTGTAAGCTGTAAAAGCCGTGTTCACTTCTTCAAGTTGCGCACTCATAAGAGTAGCGTCGTTTTTGTAAGTTGCCAATTCAGCTTCTAACTGTGCGTTTTTAGCTTCCAATTCAGCAATAGTAGCTAAAGCGGTTTCAAGTTCGTTAGGCTCGGTAGGTTCAACTGGCTTTTCCTCTGTTGGGATTTCTTCGGCCATTTCCTCAACTTCTTTTTCTTCCTCAACTATTTCTTCAACGGGTTTTTCTTCGCCTGAAATAGCCGACATAATAACCGCCTTAAGGTCTGTCAAGGCTTCTAAAAGTGGTTTACTCATAACTTTGTGTTTATTAAATTTAGCGATAGGATTATCCGTATCTTCTTCGGTATCTAAGATTCCTTCAATTGAAAGACCTTGTAATAATTGATTTTTAATTTTTTCTAAGATTTCTGGGCTATCACATTTATATCCCATTATCCAAGTACCTGCTTTTTGTGTTGGCATCCCAACCGCTTTACTTTTATCATTTTCCGGATCTTTAACTATCCAAGATTCAACTGGATAAACCCCCTCAATTCCATCGGCATTATGTTCTATATTTGTATTGCTATTTCCGTTTTGTTTAAAATAATTGTTAGCCAATTGTTCAACGGTCCCGGCATCATAATAAACTAAATATTTTTCACCTGTTTCTTCATCGATTCTTTGTATTTTCAAATCAGGAATCATAACAGGCGAATAAAACACACCTTTTATTTCTTGCGCACTCATTAAAACCAAATCGCCTTCTCCAACTGCTGGATTTTTCACGATTGAAACGCGAAACACGCCCTTTTTGTTTGGATTATATTTGTATTTTAAAACTTTCATTTGCGTATAATGACAAAAAGCCTACTCACAATTAAGTAAGTAGGCTTTTCAAGTCTTTTAGTTTCAATTTCAAAATGGTTAAATTTTAGTTTTGTGCTACTTCACACAATAATCAATTACAAATATAGTATTTTTTATTCTACTTTTTTAATTTTATCTAAAAAGTTTTCAATATCGGCATGCGTGACATTTTTTTCATTTACCTTATTGCGTAAATTTACTTTTCTTTCGTCTGACAATAAATAATTACCAAACTTTACTAAGTCTTTTCTGTTGAAATAAGTTACCATTTTTCTGTTTTTCAATGGGTTAATAATTTCAAAGATAATTAATTAAAATGAATTTGACAATTCTTTTTTCCTATCCAATTCCTGTTGGTCTGTAATTGCTTGTGAAACCACAAAGGCTTGTATTGGAGGTTGGTTTTTTTGTTGTTGTGAAATGGCTGAACTTATTTGATTTTCACTACTGCCCTGAAATCCAACTTGAGCAACGTTTCGTGTAGGCAATGAGTTTGCACCACTTCCGCCAGATATAGAACCGCCTCCGCCCACTGCTTTTAATGCGTCTGATGTTCCCTTAATAATACTTGCAACGCTTGTTGCCCCAACTGCTAAATCTAAAGCTACTAATGGAGCTGAAAAAGGCGCGCCCTTTGCCAAATCTTTCGTAACTGCTTCGGCTGTATTGGCTACTGATTTACCCAAAGAAACCCCACCGTCTGCAATTATAGCGGCTTTTTGAATCGCTTTATTTTTTCCAGCTAATTTAGCTACGTTAGCAATTAACGCCTCGCCTTGCGAAACTAAAGCGTCCTGATTTGACTTCTTTGCATCTGCCGCCGCTTGGTCGCGTCTTTTCTGTTCTTCGTCTTTGTTTTTAGACACCGCCAATTCATCTTCGGCTTTCTTTACTGCGGCACTTAATTCTTCTTCATTTTTTTTCTTTAAATGCTCTTTTTCTTTTTGTTCTTTTTCAATTTTCAAATTAGCAAACTCATCATCAGCCGCATTTGCTTTCGATAAATAATCTTTCTTATCTTGAATAGCTTTGTCATTCGCTTTTTGTTGGTCATCTTTTTCTTTTTGCCTTGCCTTTTCTGCATTTTCGGCCGCTTTTTTTCTTGCATCTGTTTGAGCTTGAACTATTGCAACCTCATGGGATTGTTGCAAATCAATTAATCCATCATAACCAACACTAACAGCTTGTTTTGCTTTCTCTAAATTCTCTTTAGCATTCTTTAAGGTTTCAGCATTAAATTCGGTTGGGTTGTCTCTGTTGGCTTCATACGCTTTTTGTTCCGCAAGTGTTGCCTCGGCTCTGAAATTCTTTGCCAACTGTAATTCCTGTTCGGCAAGCGCTTTTGTTTCTTTATAAATTTGTACCTCACTCGCTCCACTTGCGCGCAATAAATCAATTTTATGTTTATTTACACGTTCGGCAAATTTACTGTTATTTTCAAAAGCTTTTGATTGTTGGTCAATGGCTTGTGATAATTGCATATTTGCCACTTTCGCTTTTTCTTCTTCTTTAACCGCATCACCTGTTATTTTAACATACGCATAAATAACCGCGATAGCTGCTGCAATTCCTGCCGTAATCAATACAATTGGATTTGCCAATAACGCAGCGTTCCAGCTCCAAGTGGCAGCGGTTGCTTGCCCTTCAACTACTACCAAAGCCTCGGTCGTTCCTGCCTCAACTACATCGGCCGCGCTCTTTGCTTTCTTTGATGCTGTTAAAATAGCATAGGCATCTGACATTCCGGCAACCGCGCTTGTAACTCCCAAAATAGCTTGTGCGCTTCCAATGATTTTATCTAAAGTTTTGCTTTCAATTCCTAATGCTGCAAATCCATCTTTTACGCCTCCTAAAGCTAATGCAGCTACACCCGCTGTTTGAGTTAACTTTCTGAATTTTTCATCTGGATTGTAACTATCAACTAAATCTTTTTGAAATCCTATCTCATCTTTAATACCAGCAACCGCCTTAGTGGCTTTTATGGCTTGTTCAGAAGTAGAACCGTATTGAGCCGACATTTGTTGTTGTAATTTGATTGCCTCGCGTAATTGAACTTTAAGCGTTTTAAATCCCTCCTCTGTTTTTTTAGTTTCGGCATTCGCATTTTTTTGCTCGGTTGTAGTTTGCGAAATAGTCGCGTTTAATTTCGTAATATCTTTGGTCGCTTCTTCAGCTCCCGTTTCTTTTACGTCAATCTGAACTACTTGTTTAATTGGTTGCAAATCATCTGCCATAACTATTTATTTAAAAGGATTAGTTTACATTTTCCATCAGTCAAACCGATAGTACTTTCCATAATATTGTATTTCGTTTCTTTAATAATTATTTCGTCATTATCGCTAAACTTTTGAATCTCTATGTTTGGTAAATTTAAGTCAATTGTATGTATCAATTTACGCCCTGACAAAGTATCTTCAATAAATCCTTTGTAAGCTTGAGCATATAGCGTATATTGGTCTATGTAGTCGGTTGAAATGATGTTAAAAAGGCTTGTTATATAATTGTCAATTCCCGTAAATATACGATTACTTTTATGGCTAATTTTGTGATAAACACCTATACTTTTTAAAACCTTCAAATCGGAATCCACAAAGGCATAAGACGTTGAAATATTTGTAACTTCATTATAATAAAACACAGGAAACTCTTTAATAATAGTATCGTAAATGTATCTTGTTTCCGCATCGTTTAATTTAGCAGTCGTTCCAAATGGATAAAACGTATAAATCAAATTATCTGCATCTGAGGCAATTGGATTGAATACTGGAGATGTAAATTTAGTTTCTATTAAAAATTCGGTCTTTGGCTTTCCTGTTATTGGATATTTTAATTGTCCATATTCCATTGTATTTGCAACTGCAAAAGCTAAATTCTGTTGATACCCACTTGTAGCGTGCTTTAAATTATACCCGTCATATTTGGTATTTGTCTTCTTTGTTAACTTAGATAAATCAGCATAAGGCGTTAAATCATTTTCTTTCCTAAATGCTTTGTGTGGGGTTTCAAATATTGTCTTTTGAACATAATTAAACTCATTCAATACTTCATCATTGAATTTCTTATATCCAAACATTGTATAAATCGACTTTACAAAATCAATGACTTTCATATCAGGAAGAGACTTGAATAAATTTACCGTTGTAATAGATGCGGATCCTTGAACGTTATTTCTTAAACTTTTATAATTAATTACTCTGTACCAATCAAATTCAAAATGTGTAAATTTCCAATTTGAAAGATTATCCGCGGCAACGAAAACAGAAATTAACGGCTTAATTAATGTGCTTGGAGCACTTCCGCCCTCTGGATAAAACACGTCTAATCCTATACCTATTTTTAAGAATGCGCTTTTATTTTCAGCACCTCCCAAAACAGAATAATTTAACTTTTTCTTTTTACTTCCATCTGTGTTTACTTCCCATACCTCAACTAAATTTATAAATGTACTATCCGCAAAATCAAATACCCCTCCTGAATAAGCGCTTTTACACAAACTGACATACATTCCGAAAGAAGCATCATGATGACCTCCACCCCCATAACCTAAATAGTTTAATTCAAAACCATTAATCAAAGGCTTTGGAATAATATCAAAACGTTCTTCTAAAAAGTTATCTACATCCCAAATAGTTTTGGTAACTTTTGCTTTTACCTCTTTAATTGAAACATCGGCACTAAGGCACATCGTAGCTAAATCAGTCAATTGCGAAACGTTTCCAATAAATGGAGTAGGATCTATTTTAATATCATACTTTTTATTTATAGCCGCCATAATATCCGACATAAACATTGCTGGTCTTATTTCTTGTGGTAATAATACATTTTCGCTTGTTATAGGTTTTGAAACGTCATAAGCTATATTGTCAGTAGGTAAAGCGACAATTGAATTATAGATAGTGAATATCCTTTCAGTGGAAACTAAAGGAACAAACCAACGCACACCACCCGAAGCCGTTTGAATAGATTGCAACCCGTTTTGTATGTTTTTAGTTGTCCAACTTATATTTCCATCATCTTCACTTAACATTGATAGCGTATCTTCTCCTACTATCTCGGTTAAATTCTTTTGACCATCTGAAAACGATAGTTCAAATAGTGAAGGACTTGAATTAATCCATGATGTATTTTCCAAAGTAATAATTCCTTCTTTAAAAAGCATGCCATCAAGGTATAGTTTAGCTCTTTTTTGCACTAAAGCAGGTTGTAATTGTTCAGTAAATCCAAAATAACCTAGTAATTTAATATTATTTGGGCTCGCTTGTACTGAAAAACTATTGGTAAATCCCTTAAAAACTGCTGTAATATCCTGTGTATATGTTGTTTTAGTATTTAAAGAAATGGTTTCATTAATAAATGTATCCACTAATCCATAAACCCCTGACGTTTCTTTCTCGATATACAACTCCATACTATTGATTTTTGATTTTTGAGGCCGTTTCTTTAAATTTCAATGTATACGAAATATCCCGTTTATCGTTAATAAGTGTCTTTTTAACGAAATCCGAATCAATACAAGTAACTGGAACTTGTAAATATGTGGAATAATACCCAACATCGCCAACGGTTATTGTATCGCTATCTACCGTTATAGTTTCATTGTCAACCGTTATAATATCATTGTCAACTGTAATGCCAACTTGTGAAGTAGTGAATTTATCACCAAAGAAACGAACAATATATATTTTTGATGAATAAATTAATTCCTCAATTAATGCGTTAATTGATTGGTCGAGCACTCCGGTATTAACGGTATAAGTCTGAAACACTTCTTCAATAGCTGTATTTTTAAAGTGCGTGCTTTCGGTATTGATCATCGCGCTATCTCGGAATACTTTTGCGCTTTCTTGTCGTTTAGTTTCGTCGTTAATAACAATCTTACCTACTGTAGTGATGTACTGGAAAAGTCCGTTACGATCTAAATAAATAAATAGTAACGGCTCTTTAACGCAAATTGTTTCAGTTGGTATGACTTGCGTGGTTACGATAAAATTGTTTGATGTTCGATTAATTCCAAAGACAAAATCTTGTTTTGCGTAATATGGTATTAGTTCAGCATATTTTTTAATAGGCGTTTCTTGAACATTGAATCCGTTAGCGTTCCCAATAAATGAACCGTAAAATGGGTTTTGTTCGTTTCTCCATCGATAACCAAGTGTTGCTACTTTATCAGTTACGTTAATAGCTGCAACGCTTGTTGTTTCATCATAAGCGTAATAGCTGTATCGATAAAATAAACACATTCCTTGAACGTATGGAAGTGAATTATTGTGATACAATAGAACGGGGAAATCAACATTGTTTAAATTTTCTTTACGAACCAAAGCATTTTTTAAATAGTCTTGAATTTCAAAAGATACATACTTGTCATCATTTGAAACCCTCGCTTTATCCAATGTATAAACGTGCGAATTAACCTCATTCAATGTATCGTCAATATCGAACGTAGTTAATTGCAAACGAATGCGTGTATTAATATTACTTGGTACGTAATCAGGAAAATCAGTTAATAAATCAATCCGTATAACTACGGGACTATTGCAAAATGCTATTTGAGATGTGTCGTTTATTGTCATTTTGAAACTATATTTTTAATTAAATCTTTAGCAATTACATTAATACTTTCCGGCAAATTCCGTTTGATAGCAGCCAACATAGGATTATCCCATTGAGGCGAATCTCTTGCTATTGGTGGTGACCATTTCGCGCTACCTAATTCTTTTGGTTTTTGCCATTTACCATAGTCTAATTGTGACATTGTTAATCGCCTGCCTTTTGCGTATGGAAGTATCGAAGCCTTTAACGAACCGCCCTCATTTATTTGATTACCCTCGCTGTCAAACGTATCTTTCGAAACTCTTACAACCGCCCTCGCTTCATCTCGAACTGTATCGCCTAGCTTCTTAAGTTCTTTTTCAATTATCTTCGCTGGTGTCGTCTTTCTCTGCTTCAGCATTTCGTTTACGTCTTTCGATTAATAATTGTCGTGTTGTTTCTTGGTCTTTTTCAATTCGTTTCTTTCGCTCATAAGTTGCGACCCTACCGCTGGTTGCTTTGTTTACTTCTAAAATAGAATTTCCATCTTCATCAAGTCTTTCAATTTTATAAGGAATATCTCCCATCATTGCCCTTGCATTTTCTTCAAGTGTTGAATTTTTACGACCTCTTTTTTCAGGATATGCCCCGTAAAAATATTCACGAAATACTATAACGCCTCTTTGAACTTTCTTATTTATCGAATCTTTTAAACGACCTGTATCAACACGGGCTTCCCTTCGTGATTTAGAGACTACTCGCTCAGCTAATGCGCTTTCTTCGGGTGTAACTGCCATTACTCAGGACATACCGAACCTTCATTCGGGATTGACAAAATAATATCAAATTTGTGACCGCTTAGCCCGTTTAAACGCTCATTCATTATAGTTTGAATAGTTGATTTACTTGAAATCTCAATAACATCACTATTGTATTGACGAAAACTATTGATAAACGATTGCGCGATATTAAATGTTTCATTTAAAATATCGGCTTGGTTGGTATCTTCTAAAAGTTTTGAATCGGTGCTTTTAATATAAACATCGTTTTGATCTAAAATGGTAATGTGATATGAAAATAAAATAACATCTTCCTGTATATCACTATCGATATAATCAACATTCACAACTGGATAAATAGTTTCTTTATTGGTGTCAATTAATTCATCTGATACCGTTGTAATTGTATTCACAAGTGAATCAGATTGAAACTTTGTGATTATGTGATTGCGTATTTTTTGTAATTCGTTCATTTATTCCACTGCCTCCACAGATTTTTTTCTTAATATATATTCTCCTAATGCTAAATAATCTGACAGCTTCATTTTGTTAACCTCATCGAATTTCAAAGCGTTTCCATTTGAAAGTAAATAGGTTATTTCAGCATATACTCCATAATCTTGTACAAATTCATTTCTTAACTGCCTACCTATCGTATGTTTATTTATTCCCGGTAAAATAGGCGGGTTATAAATCCATTCGTATTTATCCTTGAAATACTCAACACTTTGTAAGAACTCGTTTTTTGTAGCAATTGCCAACGATACCGAAATACTCTTTTTATTTTTACCTGTCAAATGGCTATGTAAAGATACTAAATTACTTAACGACAAATAAGTATCGGAAATAATAAAATATTCAGCAGGTTTATTTTCAAAATCTAGGTTTAATTTAACCGGTACTACTTCTGAAATCAATTTATTAAACTCTACAATACATTCAGTCCATTCTCTTTTATCAGTTGGATAAAATGTTTTAAGTATTTCAAAAATAGAATCTTCCTCACTTGGTTCACTCCCCAGACGTTGGTTCATCAACACGAACTTTTCGTAATCGATTTGCTTTTTCTGCTTCACAAGGCGCACAAGGTACATCGGTATCCATTTCATTGTAAATTTTTTTGATTGCTAATTGCTCATCATTTAACTGTTCATTTGGTAGTTCCACGTATGGAAACCTGTTTTTAAATAAGTCTTTCATAGTTTATTTGCATAAAGGTTTTTGAAAAGTAAATTTACATTTTTTTAAATAACCAACAGAATAAATAACATTTGTAAATTTATTTACTTGCTCTAAAAAAGAACATTCATTTTCATTATTCAATATATCTGTTAAAGCTTCTTTAAAACAATTAAACTCAGACTCACTTTTTAATCTGATTTCTTCTTTTTCCTGTCCATTATCTATTTGTACATAGTACATTTCGTTTTTCATAATATATAATTTTAAGTTAATTAATCCAATCCACTAATATAAATCTGTTCAACTACACAATACCCCCCCGCATCTAATACCCCGTCTATTCCTGCTGTTTTATCTGGCAATCCTTTTTTATAAGTCTGTTGACTTAATGCATCAGAAAACTTCGGACACTTTGCCAAATTTACAAAATATTTTCCATCTTCAAAGGATTTATTTACACCTCGGACGCGATTTAATATTTCTGGGTTTTTTCGCTTAATGTTTATTTCGAAATTCCAAACATCTTCTAATAAAATATCATAATCTGAAAGCCCGGCACTTCGCCTGTTTTTGCTGCTGGCGTCAGGGTTTATCTCGATTTGATTGTTTGGGTAACGTTCCCTGATTTGTCGGCACATTTCCATCGTATCATACACGCCTGTTAATTCATCAACTGCAATCATACGCCCCCCTTCGATAACGTGAACAACTGCGCTCATATCTTGGATATTAAAATCCATTCCAATGTATAACTGTTCGTTTATCAATACTTCACGCGTGGTATTGTGTTTATCACGGTCATAGCTTTTGTACACGCTACCAGAAGTAAGATTGCAAAACTCGCCATTGATATAAGCCGTTAACTCCTCAATGGTATATTGAGCCGCTAATGTTGCTATGTAGTCATCAGGCAAAAATGGATTATCATTTGTCTTTGCTTTGATTAAAAACTTTTCACTTGTTGCTTCTTTAACCGCAAAATTGTATAAGAAATTGAATCCCTCTGGGGTGCTTACTAAGTCAATTGAATTCTTTTGTCCATTATCATCAATTTGCCTATTCCTTGCAATAATCTTATTAAACACGGCTTTTGCTTTAGCTTTTGGTAAAATATCAATCTCATCGATAATGGAGTAAAACGTTTCATAACCCACTATCGTTTCGGGTTTTGTCATGTTTCTCAATAATATTTTGCCGTACTTAGTACGAAATACTTTTTCGCTCGAATTGTATTTATATTTAATATTGTACTTTTCGAAAAACTCTTGGAATCTTGGTACGGCAATATCGTTAATTAGTGGATAGTTTGGAAGATAATAGCCAACATTCAACTTGCTCGATGTGCTTGTGAGTTTATAAGCTGCTTTAGATACGGCTGCCTCGGTTTTACCTGAGCCAAAACCAGCCACTAAAATAGTGTGTTTGAACTTAGATAGTACAAAGCTTTTTTGATGCTTTAAAAGCGATAGTTTAGATTTCGTCAATTTCAAATCCTTTAAATTCGTTTTCGTTATCAATTTCGATATACGCCCCATCCATTTTATTTAGTTCGGCTATTGCGTTTTTTCTGTCTGTCCAATTAGGGACTATTGGCATATCATGAATAACTCCATCAGCAACCATATATTTTATCAATTGTATTTCACCTCGTGCTATTTCGGATAAAATCTTCTGTCTTTCTAATTTAGATAGTATACCCATCTTTGCCGCCTCTCCTAACGCTTCAATTTCTTTTGCTTCAATTATTGGAGTGGCTTTTGCTAAAAATTCTTTATATAAAATTTCAGCAGCATCGAAGTAATTATAGAACGATTTTAATGAATTATTGTAATTTATTGAAAGTTTTTGAATAATAGACATTTTACTAATACCTTTCTTTAAGTCTGAAAGTATTAATTTAATTGCCGTTTCCTTGTCTATTTTTTTCAATGCCATAAAACAAAGATACTAAAAAAACCGCTTCCAACCCTAAAATCAAAAGCGGTAAAAATTATATTAATTATGAGATTGCAAGGTAGTGATATTATTCAAATAAATTGCAATTTCTTTTAAAAGTTCGTGATGTGTTTCCTCTACTCGGAATGTGAACATTTTTTTAGTTCCTTTTTTGCGTCCTTTTTTCTTTGGCTGTATCATTATTTAATTATTTCGTTAATTTCGTCTTCTATAATCATTTCTTCAAAAGATAGTTTAGTAATAATATTTGAAGAAACTTCTAATCTTCCAAATAATATAACTAAATCTGTAGTTCCACAATTAATACAAACGCCGTCTTTGCTATTAACTAATTCAGATATATTTACGTCTTCATCTTCTAATCTTTCAAAAATTTCAGTTAATCCATAATCAAAATCATTAATTGATATAAATTCTGTAACGTTAAACAAATTTAAATTTACATCAAAAGAATATAAATCATCTCCTTTGCAAATATATTGTTCTGCTAATTCAGGATCAAAAGTATAAAAACTACCTGAATTCATAACTTCTAATCCTTGTTGTGCGGCTCTGTAAATTTTTTCAGTTCTCATAATTTCTATTTGTTTGATTTTGATATTCAAAGATAGTAATAAATGTAATACGTATTACATAAATAAGAATTTTAACATAATTTTAACATTTCTAATTCCTCACCTGTCAATGCAAAATATAAATTTTGTAGTTGGTGAACGTGTTTTATAATTCCAAGTCCAACAACATAAATACTTTCTCCCTCTCTTTTTTCGTGATTTGATAATGATACTTGATAGCTTTTATCGTCATTCATAATCATTATTGTAAAATAAAACGCTCCGTAATCTTTTAAATAACGGTTGTTTATTGCAATTACAAAATAAAACCCAAACTTCAACAACCATTCTTCGGTTAATGGTATTGGTTGAGCTCTAGTTGTATTAGTTTCCGTAGTATCAATAAACGAAACTCTAATTGGTTTTTTTAAATTTGGATATTGAACATAATTCCCTATTCTTAATTCATTTGCTTTCATTTTATTTATTATTTAAGTTAAAAATTTCATTTGCTTTAATAATTGCTTCGTTGGTTGCTTCGGTGCGTGAATTAGAATATATTGATACACATTTACTATTTACATACGATTCAAAACATTCAAACTCCCATACTATGCTTATATAAATCCCAACCGAATCAAAGAACTCGATTATAAGAGCGTTTTGGCACGTTGTATTTAAATCTTGCCATTCTGTTGAGTGTATGTTATGATTTTGTTCTATGTATAATTCTAGCGCTTTTTTTGCTACCCCTGTTAATTTCATAATTTTATTTGTTTGAATTGTTAATTTAAATAGTTAAACTTTCTGGATATATAATTCCGTTAATATCGTGAAGACAAAACGCAATTTTACCTAATTTATTTAATTCGTCTATTCTTAATTTTTGCAACTCTTTAAGAGTATCTTTCCCTTCTTTGCATTCAATCCAAATATCGATTTCGTTTTCCTTCATACATAAAACATCAGGATAACCATTATCAGATAATCGAATAATTTTTAATACAGTCCATCCGTTAGACTCATAATTTTTAATAGTTTTATTTTGAAAACTTGACGCCATTTTTATATGTTTTATATAGTCTTATTTTAGATAAAGTAGATTCATTCATATTAAATTTAATAGCTAATTCTTTTAACTTTAAATTACTTTTTCTAATATAAACAACATCACTTTCTTTTAATTTAGATTTAGAATTATTTACCCCGCTGTCGTTTTTTAATCCTAATTTTTCAGCGTGAATATTATTTTCCTTAATAGTGCACCATTCTAAATTATTAATAGAATTGTTTAATTTATTTCCATCTTTATGATTAACATAATTTTTATTATAAACTTTCTCTATAAAACACATAGCAATTAATCTATGTATTTTAAAAGTTTTTCTTTGTTTTTCTTTTTTTAAATCAACTACAAAATAACCTGTTTTAGAAATGTGCGTTTTTAAATATTTTTCTTTCAATAATTTTTTAAATCCAGAATGATTGTCAACTAATCTTTCTAAACTCTTAATGTTTCCAAAATTACTAACCTGATAAAATCCATCATATCCTTCAATTGTTTTCCAAATTTCCATAAAATATAAAACCCCGCTAAATGAGGGACTAGACTCAAATAACAGGGTATTTATTAAATTGTTTTATCGCTAGTCCTCGACAATACAAATATACAAAAATTATTTTAAATTAAAGTCTTTTTTAAAATAATTCAAAGTATATGATTTTTTATTTTGCAGGTTTTTATAAATATAATTCTCAATACCTCCTTTAGCAAAAACATAAAATACTTTATTTTCTTTCCTATCAATTGTTGTCATTCGATCTTTGCTTTGTAAATAAGTGATTGCGCTATAATCAATGTTTAAATAAATCAAATAATCTGCATTTCTTAAAGACACTCCCTCTCTAAATGATGTTAGTTGACAAGCGATATTTTTATCAGTTGTATCAAAAGTTTCTAAGTCAAAACAAACATCATCACCATAAAATCCTTTTATCATTTCTAATTCCATTTGGAATTTATAAAAAATTGCAATCTTATTATTTTTAAATTTTTCGTTTATAAAAACTAATTTTGAGTTATCTAAAATAATACCGTTACCACTTTCTAAAATAACTGTACCAGAATATAATTGATGCAATTTACTCATTAATTTTACAGCTGTATCTCCTAAGATTAAATCTTTTGAACCTTTAAATAATTTATCTTTTTTCAATACTTTAGCAATATTATAAATTATCGGTTTCATTTCAACTTCCAAAATAGTTTCGTTTACCTTAGTTTCAAATCCAGCCTGTTCTTGAGTAAAAGTAATCATATATTTTTGAGTTAATTTTTTAATTCGATCCTGATAAGCATCTGAATAATCGTTAACCTCTGCGTATCCAAGATATTTTTTTTTAACATTAACGTAATCTTTTGCCCACTTATAAAAATTAATATAATCCCCAAATGGTGTGTAATTTGATAACCAAAATTGATGGTAAATTTGGGAATAACTTTCAGGCGTTGGTGTTCCTGATAAAAATATCATTGGTAAATTAGAAAACTTTTCTTTGATAATTTTAGTTGCATTGTTTGGCTTTGGAAAAGCTCCGTTTCTATGATGCTCATCACTTATCACTAAATCATATTTTTCTTTGATTAAATGCACGCTTTCATTATTTATAACGGTTATCTCATAATCATAATTAAACGCTTTAAAATCGCTTAAAATTGAGTTTATAGCTTTTTTCTTTGTTAAGAATAAAACTTTTTTTGCTCCGAATATTTTTGCAGTTTCTAAAGCCATTAATGTTTTTCCTGTTCTAACTTCACAACACAAATAAACTATCTTTAAATGTTTTAATATTTCAGTTGCTTTTTCAGCTATTTCTTTTTGATATTGTCTTAATTCCATAATTTTCTTACTTTTTAGTGTAACATTATAAAAAATGTTACAGT